ACGACTTCCTCGTCTTCCCACGAGCCGACGGTCGACATGCCGATGAGGTTGTCGATCTTGCGCGCGGCCGTCTGGATGCGCACGAAGCCCGGCAGCCACTGTTGCAGGAACTGCACCGGGGTGCCGATCGTTGCCGTGGTGACGAGGCCCTGCTGATCGTCCATCGCGTAGCCGACGGCGCGAGCCATCTGGGCGACTTGCGCGGGCGGCAGGTTGATGCCAATCTTGGCGAGGGCTTGGTAGCCCTCGACCTGGTCCATCGACATCTGCATCGTGCGCGGACGACCGGAGGCGTCCACGAAGCTGCGCGGATCTTGGTGCGAGTGCACCATCGAGACTTGCTTGGTCATGATCCAACCCTCCTTAGTTGGTCAGGCGGATCGCCACGAGGCCAGCCGCAGAGGTGTAGGAACGCACGACGGCGTTCGGGACGAGAGCGGAGCCGCCCGGGGCCGACGAACCCGGAGCGACGGCGCCCAGGGCACCGGTCGTCAGGTTGTAGGTCACGAGGTCGCCGATGTTGGCCGCGGTCGTCAGGGTGACGACGATCGTGCCCATCTCGAGGAAGTCGCCTTGCCAGTTGTCCGGCACGGTGAGCGTCGGCTGCAGGGTGCCGGAGGTCGTGCCGTACGAGGCGTACTCCTTCGGGTTGCAGAGGATGCCGCCGAAGACGGTCGAGCCGTTCGTGATCGCGCCGCCGACGGTGCAGATGTCGGTGGTGTTCGATCGCGTGTAGGCGTAGCCGATGACGTTGGCGGTGCCCGACGAGTTGACGATGCGCGAGCTGGCGCGCGTCGGGCCATCGTTGATGACCTCGCCGATGACGCCGAAGCCGTAGTTGACGTTGACGGTGGATTGGAAAGCGCTCATGGCTTAGCCCTCCTTGCGGGTGAGGAACGCGGTGACGAAGTCGGCGGTGCCGGCGTCCATCGCGGTAGAGGTCTTGACGACCTGGGTCTTGGCGGGGTCGGCCGCAGCCTTGAGGTAGCCGGCGAGCATCGCGGCTTCCTGGCCCTTGGGCGCGTCCAGGCCGAGCTTCTTGACGCCGTAGGCGGCGACCTCCGACTCGGTCATCTCGGAGTGGTCGAAGGTGCCGACGTGCGCGGACAGTTGCTTGGCCAGGGCATCGCGGCGCTTGATCTCGCCGGTGACGGTCTTGAAGACGGTCGCGGCGTCCATGGCGTTCGGGTGCTTGGCGATGTCGTCCATCTTCATGTCGGAGTCCTTGGCCTCGGCCTTGTCTTCCTTCATGTCCTGGTCGCTGTCCTTGGCGTCCTTCTTGTCCGACTTGTCGTCGTCTTCGTCGGCGTCCTCGGACTTCTTCTCTTCCTTGTCTTCCTTCGGGTCGCCGGCTTCGTCCATCACGGCGCGCAGCGCCATCAGGTGGGCCTTGCGCTCCGCCGGGGTGGCGGTCTTCAGGGTCGCGAGTGCGGTGTCCAGCGCATTGCCGGAGCCGCCCCCGTCTTTGGTTTCAGCCATGGGTGGCTCCTTAGTTTCGGTGGTGGTGGTTTGATCGATCGAGTCCAGGACTGCCACGTCCGGACCCATGCGCCCCGAATGAACGAGGGCCAAGTGATTGCCGCGAATCGTTCGCTGGATGCAGTCGTAGGCCTCGCCCTGGAACACGCCCGGGGTGAAGTCATAGACACAGCGATAGCCGCACGACAATTCCCGCTTCCCGGCTTCGATCAGGCCTGCCATGGATTGGGAGAAAACCTTGAGGTTGGAGAAGACGGTGCCGTTTTCGAAGAACACGTCTTCACCGGTCACGCCCTGGACGCCCTTGCGCTCGGCGGGCATCAGGCCCTGCTCTTCGCTGCCCAACATGACGTGGTTGTCGATCCACGGGATGAGGCGGAAGGAGTCGAGCGTCTCGGGGTCGCTCAGTTCTTCAGCGGGGCGCAGGACGCGATAGCGCTTGTCGGGGTTCTCGGCGTCGCCGACCTGGCGGCCGGAGTAGTCGAAGATGCCGACCTTGGAGATGGGGTTGCGCTTGACCTCGAACCAACCGTTTGTGTCGATCTGGCGCGCGGATTCCTTGTCCATCGCAAAGGCGTCGAGGCCGTCCATGGTGTCGGCGGCCACCAGCGGCTCAACCGGCTCCTGCGACTTGGCCCATGCCATCGCGACCTGCTCGGCAATCGCCGGGTGCAGCGGTTCGGGCAGGCTCTCGATGGGCGCCCAGATGTAGCCGGTGTGCTCGTCGTTCAGCGTCGGGCCGAAGACGTCGCCTAGGCACAGGAACAGGCGGAATTGCCCGTCGTCCGAAAGCAGCGTGAGCGCGCTTGGCGCGTGGCCAGTCTCTTCGACGGACTCGCGGGTCGCGGCCTGCTCGGGGGACTCGCCCTCTTCGATTCCGCCGGCCGGGAAGCCCCAGGTTGACGGATAGGCGCGCGACCGATCCGAGCGCATCAGCAGCAGGACACGGCCACCCGTCAGGTAGACGATGCCAGCCGCACCGAACTCCGTCATGGCGTCCTTGGCCTCGTGCTCGGCGATAGCGACAGACTGTGCCTCCGAGTGGCCAGCAGTGCGCAGTTCCTCGATGTTTTCGGCGATGACTTCTTCGCTCGAACCTTGATGGAGGGGCATGGCGGTGTCGGAAATGAGAAAGGCCCGCGAGTGGCGGGCCTTGTGTATCTGGCGGACTTTCATCCGTCAGTCGGCGTTGGAGAAGTCCAGGATGGGCCGGAATCGGCACCTGCAGCCAGGAAGATCCCCGGGTTTTCCATAAACCGGCTCGCCGTACATCTCACCGATGTAGGGCGGGTCGGTGAAACTGCAGACCTTGCCATTCAGGGCGATGTGGAGCGCGCGAGGTTCTTTGGCTCCATTGGTGTGAATCCACTCGTAGGTGGGTACACCGATGTCGAGCATCCGGCGCTCGTTGATGTTGTTGAACGCCTTCCGCGTCTGATCCATCGCCACGTTGCGCGCGTGCCGAACGTTGCCCTGGTACTGCTTGTCCAGGAACGGAACCAAGTCCTGCAGGCCATTGCCCGAGGTGATAGAACGGGAGACCGCGCCCTGCACGTTCGTCAGGTACTTGGCCGGGATCAGCTTGATCAGGCTGACCGCTTCCGTCGTGCTGGCGTTGATCACGTCCATCATGGCCGGCGTGATCTTGGAGGCGTCGAGCGTGACTGCAGCGCTCATCTGGCGCAGGCTCATGCCGAGCGTCACGCCGGAGTTCTTGACCGTGCGATCCATCATCCGCTTGGTCGCCTTCTTGGCCCAGCGGTTGAACAGCGGCTCGTACTTGTCCATCAGGCCGTTCAGCGCCACGCGCGCCTTCAGGCTGATCGGATCATGATCGTCAATACCGCCCTCGGCAGCGTCCATGCCGTGCGCAGCGTCTGTGTAGACCTGCTGCAGGGTCTTCTTCGTCTCATCGCACATACGGCGAATGAGGGTGAGGATGACCGCCGTGTATTCCTGCTCGATGGCGGCGTTGGGCGTCAGGACTGCGCCACGCTGAGCCTCAAGGCTTGGCTGGCGAGTCTTCGGCGGAGTCATCGTCGTCTAGTTCGGCCGCAAGCTCGGGGTCGGGCGGCGGGGTCAGCTCGAGCGCTGCGTAGCCGCTGGCCGGGTCACGCTTCAGGCGCTCCTGCTCGTTCTCCGGGGAGATGGCGCCGGACTGGATGAGCGCTTGGCCGGTCTGAGCCTTGGTCAGGTTCATGTCGGCCTGCTCCTTGGCCGTCGGCGTGTCCAGCGGGCGCCATTCAACGGTCGTCTGGATGTCCTTGAGCTCAGGAACTTCCGAGCGGATGACCAACAGGTGGTGGCGCTCGACCAGGCGCGTCAGGTCGTGGGCCTGGATGCTCTCCAGTTCCTCGTGGTAGCTGGCTTCCTCGTACTCCCCGGTGGAGTTGAAGCCCTTCGGGACGGTGCCCAGGAGCTTCGTGGCCGGCATGTTCGCTTGCGCTGCGACGATCTGGTACTGCGTCATGATGACGTTGTCCAGGTCGCCGAGGCTGGTATCGAACTGCTCGAAGGAGTCGCCTTCCTTGTCGCCGAGCTTGACGGCGTAGTTGTCACGCCAGCCAACCCACTGATTCATACGGTCGATGGCTTCGTCGCCGAGGGCCGTGAACTTGGCCATGTCCGTCAGCCAGACATTAGTGCGCTTGGTCTGGACGAGCTGCGGCGCCTCATTGGCCGTGCGCTCGGCGCCGTAGACCCGCTCCATGATCCGCTGGGGAAGCGGGACGCCGCCGTACATGTACTGCGGCTTGAGCAGGTCGGGCAGGTCACCGTTGCGGAAGATGACCAGGTGCGAGCGGTGATAGCGCGTGCCGTTGATCAGCCACCATGTCGGCTCGTAAAAGTGTTCCGTGTCCGGCCGCGACGATGCCGCAATGTCCATCTGCGGAGCGCACCAGTACGGGTCGACCTGAACGATGCCCTTGTAGGAGCCCTTGGTCACACCGTCCGGGTTGAATGGCTTCTCGTAGTATTCGGGATCAGTCGACTCGACCTTGAACAGCGCAATGCGGATGCCGAAGATCCGGCCCATGCGCACGAACTGCTCCATGTTCCAGTTCAGCCGCATCCGGCGGTCGGCCTTGTGCAGCTTCTTCAGGACATCCGGGTCGATGTCGTCACCGTCCACGTTGACGATGTCGAAGCCCTGGCGGATCGCATCGCGGGCCGGGACGGTGCAAGCCTTGTCGATCAGCCAGTGTTGCGCCAGGATGGCCGCGAGCTGGTATCCAATGAAGGTCTGCGAGGCGTACCACATCGCCAAGACTTCAGGGATGTTCATCGCCTGTGCTTGGAGCTTCAGGGCGATGCCACCGTTGCCGGCGTCATCCATGGCGCTGCCTGCGGTGGCGAATCGGGGCAACTTGGCGCGGATGGACGAGAGCGTGTCCGTGAGGAACGCGGTCGCCTTCTCTCGCGAGCTCACGCTGTCGAAGGCGTGGGTGCTCCAGAAGGATGAGGGCTCCGTGCGGGCGGCCTTGGGCGCCGGTGCGCTCTTGCCACCGGTGATCCACGAGAACATGCCCATTACCCGAAGAAGCTCGTCTTCTTCATCACGCCCGGGAGGAAGGCCATGATGAAGGCGTCGCCGAGGTTGGGCGAGTTGATGCCACGCTTGGCAAGATCCTTCTTGCTCTCGACCTTGACACGCCCAGCGTTGTCGTAGTCGCGCAGCGGAGTGCTCAATTCGTCCATGAGTTGGTCCAGGTTCGGCATCGACCCGTCGAGAAAAATCATCTCGTCGTCGGGGAAGCGCTGGCCGTTGCGCACGGCGTTGTAGGTGTTGCGTAGCCGGTCTGCGACCAGCCACCAGGCCTGGGCCTTGATGTTCGAGAAGAAGTCCTTGTTGAGGACTTCCGTATTGGCGTACTTGGCATCCGGTCGGAAGACCGAGCCGCCAGCGAAGAACTTCGAGTGCTCTACCTTGGGGCCGCCGGCTGCGTTGAGCTCGTTGAACTTCGCGCCCGCGCCAGCACCAACACCGATCGCGTCATAGATGATCGAGGAGCCGGTGGACTTGGCCGCCACATGCACGCGCGTGCATGACTTGAGGAGCTCGTCCTCGCCGCCGCGCCACATGTCGCTGGAAACAGCCACGGGGCCGTGTGCATCGACCGTCGCGCAGGCATCCTCGCCGGCATCAGCGATGTCGAAGCCCTTACGCTTCGCTCCCCGGGGTTCGATCCCGAGTGCCTTGTGGCCGTCGATCGCTGCCATCAGCCACGCACGTCGGATCACCGAACGCTCGTCGTCGGCCCTCGGCTCACCCAGGTAGATGTGCCGGAACTCTTCCTCGTCCTCTTCCTTGGCCCCCTCAATGACCTTGAGGATGGTGGAGCTTAGGAACGGGTTCTCGGTGTAGTTGATCAGCCGCTTGACGGTGTCGGGCGGCGGGTTGCGCACGAAGCGCTGATACGTGAAGTCGGTCGCAAGCCGGGGATTGAAGATGATCCAGTGCTGCGAGCCTTCCTTGCGGAGCGTCGGATCAATGATCTTCCACTGCTCTTCGGTCAGGAGGTGGGCCTCTTCCGCCCAGTGGACGTCAATGCCTTCGAGCGATTTGATTTCGCTGACGTGGCGCCACAGGCCGTAGAAGACGAACTCGCTGCCCGTCGATCGGCAAATGATCTTGTTGTCGAGGATCTTGAACTGTTTCTGCAGCCCGAACCGCTCGATCTGCACCTTCAAGAGGGTGTAGACCGACTCCTCGATCTTGTTCTGGAACTGGCGGGTGCACAGGAAACGCAGGCGCATCTTCTGCGCCAGAAAGATCGCAAAGCCTGCGGCATCCCAACTCTTCGATGACGACCGGCCTCCGTAGAGGATCCGGTTGCGCGCTGGCGTCAGCCAGAAATCACGAAGCGCCGGATTGAGGCTCGGGGCGGCTACCTGCATAGAAGTCCGCCAATGTCATGGGCGTCATGACGGGCGCGCCGTCTGCACCGGTCACCTCTCGGCGGTTGGTGAACGAGCCGCCGGCCTCTTTGGCGGCCTGCTCGATGAGTTGCGCCGCGAGCGCCGTGTTGCCCTGGCCCTCTACCTTGACGAGAAGGCGGTTCAGCGTACGAAGGCGATAGGCTTGGCTGGCGATCGGGATCGTGCTCACGTCCTTGAGGAACGCAGCGCGCGTCTCGTCAAAGATGGCCTTGAGCTTCTTTCCCAAGCCGCGTCCACCGATGCGAGTCGGGTCGTATTCGTGCACCCGGCGACGGTCGACCTCGATACCAAATTCTTCTCGGACGGCGAGGCTGACTTGTGTCGGCGTATCGAAGCACGCAAGTGCTTGAACGATGAAGAGCTTTTGCTGCTCGGTCAGTGATGCCATATTGTGAAATCCCGTCCGGGTTTAGTCCGGCTCAGGCAACCCTTGCGAGGCACGTACCGCAAGCGCCTACTAACATTGACTCAGTCACCTCGGGCTTGGCATTGGCTGCCTTCACCATGCGAGCGACGGAACTGTCGGGGTCGCCAACGCCGTAGCGCCTGACCACTCCAACAAATTCCTCAACATCGTGGCCCTGAATGGCGATCTTGGGCTTGCCGTCCTTACCGAACATCGGCGCGCCGAAGGGGTCGCACTTGTGAGCGAGGTGGTAGAGCTCATGCTCGACCAGTGCGCACCACTGGGTGTCCGTGCACTGCGATGCGAAGCGTCCATCTAGCGTGATCAGGAAGCTGGGCACGCGCCCGAACCACTGACCCATCTGCTGTTCCTGGCGCCCGCGCTGCCAAGCGTTGCAGCGGAAGGCGACCTCTTCCGCCGTCCCGATGACCTGGCGCATCTTGCTGATGAATCCACCATCCGCCCACAGGACACAGACGTCCGCGTCGATCAGGTGCGCGTGGTCGACATTGTGCAGCGCGCCATCGCGGGCAAGGATGTTCTCCTGAATCCAGTCCCAGACTCCAACTGCGGGCGCGAAGTCGACCGTGCTTCCGAGTTCTCTCGGGGGCATCGGGCGTCGGGCGATGGTCGGCTTTACCGACTTGCTGCGGGCCATATTCCGGGTCAAGATCAGCTGGTGCTGATGCCACCGATGGCCAGGATGGAGGCGAAGGCGACGCCACCGGCTTTGACAATCGAGGCTTTCGCGATGCCACCAGCGCTCTGCACAACCGCTCCGGCGGCGACCATTGACTGCGTCGCTGTCGAGCCCCATCCAGACGTTGTCGTCCAGACCTCGTAGTCGAACGCCGTTACGCCGGAGTCTGCGCTGAACGTGCCGTCCGCATTGACGGTCACGGTGCCTGTTCCCTGGATATTGCCCCAGGCGATTTGGTCTCCGCTGGCGATGTCGCCACCACCCGTCGCGGTCAGGCGGTTCGCGCTCGTCGAGTTGGGCGTGCCAATGTTGACGAAATTCCAACCCGTCTGCGGCAGCAGGCTCGTGACGCCTGTGTAGGTGTTGCTCGAGCCGCTCGCGTTCGTGTTGACGATCAGGTCGAGCTCGATGCCGTACTTGTTCGTCCCGCGCAGCAGCGAATTGATCGTGATCGCAGTGTCGGCCCACGAGTTCACTGTCTGCGTGACCGCGCCCAGAGTAACGCTACCCGCGCCCTGGGCCGATCCGAACAGCGAGCCATTGATGGTGAGCGCACCCTGGTAGCGCGGCGTCGCGGTGCTCACGCTCGTGATGAGCGGCGTGGTGTTCTGTTCGGTGAACACCAGTTGACAAGCCACCCAGTCATCACCAGCTTGGGCCGGCGTGAAGGTGGATGTAACTGCGCCAGTGCCGGTCACACGCTTGTGTTCGACCTTGATGAAGTCCGCGAGGCCGTTGGACTTCTGCCCCGTGTGCAAGAGCGTCTCGCCGGTACCCGCAGAACAGGTGCAACCGTTGGATCCGACGAGGTTGATCGCGTAGCCGAGCACTGCCACCGGGGGCGTCGTGACCGTGGCCGAGTTGGAGGCCAGCGAGTCAGCCGCAGTACCTACGCCGGCCGTGCGCTTGTAGGCCGCAGTGACCTGGAGCGCACTCGAGGTGACCAGTCCGCGGATGACATCCGCAAAGACGCCGAGGAACGTGCAGGAGGCGCCGGCCGTCGTCTTGATGAATGTCGGCGTCCCAGCTACCGTGACTTGGCAGATGAAGAAGCGTGCCCCATGGTTGCCGGATGTCGACAGCCAGAAGTGGGGGGTTGTATTCTCGGTGTAGGTGTTGCCGAGGCTATCCGTGACCGTCTGGGTGACATCGGTTGCGGCAACGTAGGGGACGAAGACGGCGACCCAGTCACCAATCTGCAGCGCCGGCATGCTTGCCGTGCACTGCTGGACAGTGCTGCCAGAGCCACTATTGTCGAAGACTGACGTCGGGCTGAGGATCGTGTAGCTCACGTGCCGATCCCTTGCGTTGCGCCGTAGTCATTCTTGGAGCCCGACGGTGTGCCGGTGCCAGTCTGCGGGCGCGCAATTCCGTAGAAGTCCGTCGCGATCGCTATCGGCTCGGCGGCCGTCATGGCGCCCAGTCCAGGGCTTCCGGTGGCCAGCGTCAGATTCAGATTCGGCAGATCCGTGAACAACGGATTGCCATAGGTCGCTGCGGTGTCCTTCGTCGGCGCGGTCGTGACAACACCGTCGAAGTCGTAATACAGGTTGTTTGCCATCACCACGCCGGTGTCGGATGCACCGTAGGTCGTGAAGCCCAGCGACGCGTTGTGCCCCGCACGCATCACGAGAACGTTGGCCTTGATGTTGAGCGTGCCGCTGGTCTGGTTCGCGCCGTCGTTGACGATCATCTGGTTGTAAGCACCCGTCGTCGCCGACTGCACCAGCGTGTTGTGGACGAAGTTCACAGCGCGGCTGGCGACGTTGTCGCTCATCTTGAACGACGCGCCGTTCTGGGGGCCAGCGCTGCAATCGATGATGAAGTTGTCGTAGATGTCGGCCGACTGCAACGACGATGCCCCGGTGATGCCGTTCTTGGCGGCACGCAGCACCCAGTTGCCATAGACCTTGTGGCCGATGAAATGGTCGCCGCTACCCTGGGTGTCGTTCCACTGGATGCCGGATCCGCCATGGATGTCCTCAATGCGGTTCCAACGCACCGTCCAGTTGTGCGAGCAGGGTCCACTCTTGGCGGCGGCGATGTATTCAGCCGTCGCGATTGCGCTGGCCGTGAAGTTCTGCGCGCCCGAACCGATGTAGATGCCGTGATTGGTCATCGACGACTGATTGCAGTCGACATCGTGTATGTAGTTGCACTGCAGCAGGCAGTTGTAGCCCTGACCCGGCAGCGCGCCAGCGAGCGCCGTCGTCGTCGTCGGCCACGACAACTCGCAGTTGCTGACCCACCAGAAGTCGGCGCCCTGCTGCAAGTTGATCGGCGCCCCGTCGCTCGAGCCGCTGGCGGCCGCGCTGAAAACCTTCAACCCGCTGATCGCCACGTACTGGCCGGTGCATGTGCCGAGCGCTTGGTTCGCGTAGGCGCTGTTGGCACCGTGAATACCGCCTAGGCCACCCGAAGGATCTTGGAAGTAGGGCGTCTCCGGAGCATTGGCGCCAACAGCGCCCGGGTAGCGCGTGAAGCGAATGCGACCGTGTCCCACCGTGCCGTTCGGAGCGGTGCCAAGATGACGCGCTTCACGGAACCGGCACCAGCGACCATCGAAGCCGACCTGATCGCTGTAGGGGGTGCCGCTGTTAGCGCGGATGACGATGCAGTCGCCGGGTTGCAGGCCGGTGTCGCCCTGCGCGGTCGTGGCGGCCCACAACGAGCCGCTGACGGCCGCTGACGCCCCGCTGTAGTTCTGCAGGTAGCGAAACGGCTTGGTGATGTCGTCGGGCTTGCCCGTCGCGTCACTGCCGGCGACGTTGTCGACGTACCAGGTGCGACCCGGCTGGATCGTGAGCGCTGCGGTCAGGACGTTGGTGTCCGTACCGTTGACCGTGAGCTTCAGGTCGAGCACACGGCCGTTGACCATCGATCCGCCGAGCGAACCGATCTGGAAGATCAACGCCATGATCTGGTGTGTCGAGAACACCTTCGGCAGCGTCAGGCAACGGTAGTTGTCAACCTCGTGCCAGGCGTTGTCACCCAACGGATCGCGAAAGAACGCGCGCACGCCGCTCGACGTACCTATCGCAGAAATGCGGCCCAGGTTGTAGCCGTAAACCTCGACGTAATGGCCCTTGTTGTTCTCGCCGCCCGTCAGCGACGCGCTGTCGGTATCCAGTCCGAGTAGCGTCGGCGCGGTGACGTAGCCGGTCGGCTTGTCCCCGTTCGGGTACGCGGAGTTGCGCGTGTTGTCGAAATTCAGAAGCCACGAGCTCCAGTTCTTGGCGACTGCGTTCTTGACCGCCATGACGTCACACCGTCACGTAGAAGCTGTCGATCTGCACGCGGATCTCAGTGGCCGACAGTGCATAGCCGATGCGACGAACGTCGGCGCCGGAGGTGGGGGCCGTCTGCGTGAGGCCACCCGCCGTCGTGCTCAGGTAGATGTCTCCGCCAGGCGTCCACGTCCAGGCATCGTTGCGTGCAATACCGTTGTCCAGCACATCAAGCGGGTTGCCGCTGGTGCCGGCAGCCGCAGCCAGACCGCGCGCCTGTCGTGTGCCGGTACCGTCAGCATCGGCGAGCAGCCAGGTGCCGCCAGAGCCCATGTAGACGGCCTGGAACTGAGTGATCGTCGCGCCCGCGTTGTAGCCGCTGATGGTCGTCCCGATGGTCGTCAGGTTGGCCGCCGGCTTGGCATGCGAGAGCGCGGGGTTGGTGATCGCCGGGCTCGTCAGCGTCTTGTTCGTGAGCGTCTGGGTCGCCGTGCGGCCCACGATGGTGTCGTTGGTGCCCGGGAAGGTGAACGTGGCGCCGTCCGCACCCGCTGCGAACGTGATCGTGTTGTTCCACGCCAGCGTCTTGCCAGCCGCGCCCGTCAGCGTGGCGGTGCCAGCCGTCCAGGTGTTGCCGTTGTAGGTCTTGTTCGTCAGCGCTTGCGTGGCGGCCAGCCCCACGAGGGTGTCGGTCACTGCAGGAGCCGTCAGGGTCACCGTGCCAAGGGCACCCGTCGCAGGCGCGATGGTGATCGTGCCGCTGGTCGCATTGGCCAGCACGACGCCACCGACCGAAGATCCGGCGACGCCAAGATTGATCTTGGACACGCCATCGGTCGTGACGCCAGCCACTACCTTGGCATCGCTCGAGCCGGCGCCCAGCACTACGGCGTTGGCCGTCAGCGCGCCGCCGCTGTTGGTTACCGTGCCGGCGCCGGCAGGGGTCGCCCAGGTACCGTCGCCACGCCAGTAGGTGCTGGCAGTCGCGCCGGTGCCGCTGTTGAGGTTGCTCGGCGGCAGGTTGCCCGTGACGCCGGTCGACAGCGGCAAGCCGGTGCAGTTGGTGAGCGTTCCCGACGCGGGCGTCCCGAGCGCGGGAGTTGTCAGCGTCGGCGACGTCAGGGTCTTGTTGGTCAGGGTCTGCGTTGCCGCCACACCGACCACCGTGTCCGTGCCCGTGGGGAACGTGAACGATCCTGAGCCGGCCGCAGCCGTCGCGTGCAGCGTCAGGCTGCCGCTGGTCGACCCGGCCAGGACGAGGGTCGCGTCGTTGAACGTCTTGGCGGCCGTGACCGTCTGCGACGTCCCGAGCAGCATGTCGCCCGAGCCACCGGTGGAGTTCCAGACAGCCGCGCCAGCAGCGTTCGACTCGCACCAGAACAGGGTGTTCGAAGACGTGTTGGCCCACAGCGATCCGACGCCGTAGCCTTGCGTCACGTCGTTGGACGTGCCGGGGTTTGTCGTCGCCGTGAAACTGTTCAGGAACGCGCCGTCCCCGAAGACGTGGTAGGCGGTGCCGTCCCAGCGGAACATGATCCACAGCTGGCCGCTGCCGGCGATCGGGCAGGTCGAGCGCGCCGCCTGGGTGACAACCGAGAACGCGCTCGGGAACGTCAGCGTGTGCGGATTGGGATCGGAGTTGGTGACGTGGACGGAGAACCAGGTGTTCGCCGTCGCGGGCGTGCCGCTAAACGTGAACGTAGTGTCAACCGCGATCGTCTTGGTGTTCAGGCCCTTGGTGACATCGATCGCGAGCGCAGCCATCGCATTCGCGGTGGTGATGTTCGCGCCATCCGTCGAGACGATGCCGCTCAGCGTGGGAGCGGTGAGCGTCTTGTTCGTCAGGGTCTGCGTGGCGCCGAGGGCAACCAGCGTGTCCGTGACCGCCGGCATCGTCAGGGTGACGGAGCCGAGCGCGCCAGTCGCCGGGGCGAGCGTGATGCTTCCGCTGGTGGCATTGCTGAAGCCCACCGAGCCGACAGACGTACCCGCGACGCCGAGGTTGACCTTGGACACGCCATCCGTGGTCAGGCCTGCGGCGACCTGCGTGCCGGTCGTGCCCGTGCCCAGGACGATGCTGTTGGAGAGCAGGTTGCCCGAGTTCGTGACGGTGCCCCCGCCCGCCGGGGCGGACCAGGTGCCGTCTTCGCGCAGGAAGCGGGTGGTGCCGGCGCTCGCGCCCGGGTCGGGGACGGCGCCCGGCGCGTGGCTGGCGCCGGAGGCGACCATCACGGCCATGTTGGCGCCCGGCAACGTGCCAGTGACGCCCGTGGTCAGCGGCAGACCCGTGCAATTCGTCAGGGTGCCGGCGCTCGGCGTACCGATGTTCGGCGTGACGAGCACAGGGCTGTTGGCGAAGACGTTCGCGCCAGTGCCGGTACCGCCCGTGATCGCTGCGGCGAAGTTGGCGCTGCTGGGCGTGGCCAGGAACGTGGCGACGTTTGCGCCGAGGCCGGACACGCCAGTCGCGATCGGCAAGCCGGTGCAGCTGGCCAGGTTGCCGCTGGCAGGGGTGCCCAGGACAGGCGCCGACATGACGGGCGCGGTCAGGGTCTTGTTGGTGAGCGTGTCCGTCGTGGCGCGGCCAACGAGGGTATCCGTCGCAGCCGGCAGAGTGATCGTGTTCGACCCAGCAACAGCCGGCGCATTGACGGTGATCGCGCCGCTCGTTGCGCCGGCGACCGAGAACTTGCCGCTGTTGAACGTCTTGGCGCCCGTGATGGTCTGGATCTGGGCGAGGTACATGTCCCCGCCACCGCCACCGCCGCCACCGCCACCGAAGGACGTTGCGACCTGGTTGCCGCTGCCGTCGACCGTCAGGAACGTGGGAACGCCCGTCGACGGGTCAACGGCGACCGCGATGTTCGGCGTAGTCGTCGAGTTCTGGTCGACGAGGAATGCGTTGGGAGCGGTCATGGCGTGCTCAGCAATACCCGGGCAGCGCGCCGTACTAGACTGGCGCGGCGCATGCGGGTTGGTGTGTGGGGCGCCTGCTCCGCTGTCGCGTTGAGTTCAACAACACGAAGGGGAACGAGATGAGACGCACCGTCTTGGCAGCGGGAGCTGCCGCATTGGCGTTCGGGTGTTCGATGGCAAGGGCTGACGCCGTGGTCAACCTGCCCATCGCTGGGAGCTACCGGATCCAGACCGGCTATGGATGTGGGGTCAATCAGGACGACCCGTGCGACACAACCACCCAGTTCACCGGGCTTCTGTCGATTGACCTGCCGTCACTCGCCGACGGCGACTACTACGCCGCGGGCATCGGGTTCTCTGTGACCGGTGCGGGCCGTGAGTTGGCCTTCACCAGCGACATGGATCACGCCGCCGAGGTGTCGATCCGTAACGGCTATGTCGTCGGCTACTCGCTCAACGCGGGTGTCGACGGCTGCTGTGTGTTCGGCGCGCGCTACGGTGGCGGATTGAACGCCATCTCGTACGACGAGCAGGAGTCACACTCCGACTTCACCTTGGAGGCTGTTCGGCAGGTTCCCGAGCCGGTGTCCGCGGTGATGCTGGCGCTGGCCTTGGGCGCCGGAGGTCTTACGGGAAGACGGTCGCTGGCACGGCGACATTGACCAGCCCGTAGGTGCTATCGAGCACCAGTTGCTGGCCGGCGGTCGTCAGTTGCGCCGGGTTCAACGTGGCGAAGAAGTTGCTGTTCGCCTGCAGGCAGGCGGCGTAGTAAACCGACGTCGTGCTCGATGCATTGACGGGGTCGTCCCAGGCCCAGTACTTCCAACTCAATCCGCAGGCGGCGGCGACCGAGATGGTCTCGAGCGTCTGCGCGGTCGTGATCGAGCCGGAGGCGACGTTCTCGTTGGCTGGACCGAACTCGCCAATGCCGTACGGGATGCCGAGCGAGACGGCCGCCGAAGCCATCGCCTGGGCGACAGGCGCCAGCGCGCCGGCCGAGTACGTGCCGTAGGCGTGGAGCTCGATGGCGATGTTCTGCTGCGGATCCGCAGACTTGATCGCAGCGGCGTGGTTCAGGATCGTCCACGCGCGTCCGGCGGCCGGGGCGTCTTGGCCGCTGCCTGGGGCGTCCAGCATGATGGTGCCCTTGTAGCCGGCCGTGCGCAGCATCTGCACCATGGTGATGCAAGTGTCACGCCAAGTGACGTCGGTCATCGTGGTGCTGGCCGC